GGAGTTTTAGCTAGTCTAGCTTTAGCTACTAGAGATTGTGGGGCATTTTGAGATGATGCTTGTATTAACATATCATTGAGTTGTTTTTCATTAGCCGCCTCTCTATCTATTTCTTTCATGGCAACCTGTCCTCTTATTTGTTGTTTAGTCGCTTGTATTTTTTCATCTCTTGAAAGTAGGGGGGCAATTGCCTCTAATACTGCGTCATATTGTTTAATTTGCTCTTTATATGGTGCATATTTCACATCTACAGCCTCTTGTGCAGTCTCTTTAGCTAGTTGTATATCACCTTGTTTAGCTATTGCTGTAGCATTTAATACTCCTATTTCTGATGTTTTTAATGCACGATAAATAGCAGCATCACCTTGAATTTTAGCCTGCCCCATTTGTGCAAAAGGTAAAAGAGTATCTCTTCTCTCCTCATTTCTTAATTTAGATATTAACTGTATATCATCTTGTTGTATTTCTGCTTGCTTTGTGAGAATTTGAGAATTTATATTTTGTAAGTCAGCTTTTAATTTAGCTACTCCAGCTTTCTCTTGCTCTGCTGCTAGTGCTGCTGATTCTCCTGTTAATCCCATTATAGCCTCAAGTTTTTTACCTACTAAATTCTCTTGTACCTTCTGAGTATTTGTCTGCTCATCTATACCCATTTGATTCAATATTCTATCTGCTGCTGATACAGGGACTGTTGGTACTGTAGAAACTGGTGTGCTTGGAAGTTGTACAGGTGTTGTTTGTGCTAGATTATTAGCATTAACATTTGTACTTGTTGGCATATTTGTTACTAGTGGTGTTGACGGTGTAGTGGGAGTTTGCAAAAGACCTGTCAATTGCTTATTTTGAGCATCTGTACCTGTATAGTTAGCAATACCTTTAGATGTAGCTAAAGATTTCAAGTTATCTTGTGAGAATTGTTGGCCTGATGATTCAAGATACGATTTGAGTGGAGTATAGGTGTTTTCCATATAGTTATAGTTTAATAGGCTTTATCTTAAAAGTCCAAGTGTTTCTAACTTTGTTATCAATTCATTTACTGTTGTTGTAAGTGAGTTAATTATTGCTTGTTCTGTACCTGTGTATGTACCTCCAGCAGTACCACTAACAGGTGTTACTGTTGATATTGGTACATTTACAAAAGCATCTTGCATTGAAAGTTGTGGGCTATCTGTTCCATTATGTGTGTGTGGTGTAATTGGATTCATATTACCAGAGTTTAATTTTTATTAAGTATATATTTGAACCGTAAAGAGTTAAGGTTGATTGGTCTAGTTCAACCTTTAATTGTATGTATTCACAATCTGATATTGCGGCAGTATCAGAAAAAGATATAACCCCTTGTTGTGTTGCATATCCCCAAGTATTTATAACAGTAAAGTCATCTTGATTGTTTTTTCTGTAAGAAATACGAATATTTTGACCTGACACAAGTGGCTCTGCGAGTTCCCATTGTATATGTTGAAACGTCTTTTTTCTATCCGTGTCTCCAACTTTTTCTAATTTTGTATAAATAATACCTCCATAAGATGGATAAACTCTATCATCTGTAGTGTCCACTCCGTACGTAGAGCCATTTGCATATCCAACTTTTGTACTTTGATAGTTTATAGGATTAACAAAACCCACCTTAAACTGAGTTGGTGTTGATACTGTACCTACTGTATAAGATGATGTTGTAGAAAATGAAACTGGATAACCGCTAGAATTTAAATCTATTTCGTATATACCCGTAGAAGATATTGTATTTAAATCACCTGATAACCCTACAAGTAAATTACCTGCTGAGTTAATGTCCATAGCATTTTTATATACTGTAGATGAATAGTTAAAACCAGTTTGTGTGTATGGTAGTGTGCTTATCTTTACATAATTTGTACTATCTGTAACATAAATATTACCTACTGTCCCAGCAGAAACGTAAAGTTTATTAGCATGTTGTTTTATAGCATTGATACCATTTTCTGAAAAGATTATAGGAAGGTCTGCAAGCCCTGGATTGCCTAAGGTTCCTAATTGTCTATTCCAAAAATAGAGACGAGCATTTGGAGCACTATTTTTAGATGTCCCTGTTGGTCCTCCGTGTGTGCCTATTGCAACTTTAGTGCCATATTCCTCCAAACATGAAACATACTGTCCATCTGGTAAGTCCAGCGCCGTTAAATTAACAGCTAATGTAGGGGCCACACCTGCCGTACCACTAGACGTAACTTCTACTTTTGCTACATAATTACCATTTCCTATATACATAAAGTCATCTTGTCCTATAAGAATAGGAGCATCGTAGTACTGGGCTGTAGAGCCAACAGTATTAAATCCTGTATTTATATTAAACCAAGCTGCTGCACCATTATCTAGTGGGCCGTATGCTGCTAAAGTTTGTTGATATCTACACCATAGATAGTTTTTATATATTTTTATATCCCAAGCATTAGTTAGTGAGCCTTGTATAGATACACCGTTCTTATAACAAGTACCAACACCTGTGTCTCCAGTGAGAGTATATGTATTTCCGTAGATATCGTAACACTCTGCTATGGGTAACTGTGTTGGAGTTATTGTTGTGTCAGGAGTTTTTCTTTGTTTTAATTTAGCTATACCCTTATTTTCAAAGACTTCAACATTTTTAAGTAGACTAAAACCATAGATTGGATGATTAACCTGTCCCTTATTCCACTCATTAAATGTTACTACTCCATTTTTCTCCATTAGATTTTAATTATATAATTAAGAGCCACGAATGGAGTCATTATGTTGTGAGCCTTATCGCCTGTAGTGTTGTTTGCGGTTGTTGGGACTGTCGGTGAGTTTAGTCCCCTATCCATTGTTGTGCCGGCAGTCTTTAACAGTGTAGTGGGAACTTCGTCTAAAATAATTGCGTGATTCTCTTCTCCACCAGTATCACCAAGAGCCCTTGTTGTTAGAGTTTGTGTAAATGTTTGTGTACCAGAACCGTCAGAAGAAAGTGATATTACAGTACCGGCTATTGCATTTGCAAGACTTGTGGCAAGAGAGAAGGTTGTATTTGTGACTCTAATTATGTAGTAAACAGTAGAAGATGTTAACCCAGTTATTACAGAGCCACTTGTAACGTAAGTAACAGCTTGTCCTGTTTGGAACTCGTTATTTGCTGCATTAGTTAAACCTGTTACTGTAATGACGTTGCTTGAACGAGACGCAAACGTTGCAACTTTCGTACCAGCTCCAACTCCAATAACACTACGTCCTCTTAGGTTAGGAAGGTTAAAAGTTGTGCTACCATCCCCAGAACCATAAGTTGTCGAAATAACTCCAAAAAGAGTTGCGTAAGTTGACCTAGAAACAGCTGAACCATCACACATTAGCCAAAAAGATGGGGCTGAAGAGCCTGCGAACATGCTAACTGTACCTGTTGGAGCAAGAGTAGAAACTTGTGCTACTAAATTAGCTCCAGTACCTCCGGTTGTTGTGCCTGCGTTAACCTCTGCTTGTGTAGCTAATTCTACTACACCTTTTGTAGTTGTGCTAGCATCAGCTGCACTTGGATTAGCTATCCACTCTGGTATACCACTAGCAGATACATCAAGTATTTGTCCCGTTGTGCCTATTGGTAGTCTTGTCAAGGCTCCGCCTGAATTACGGTAGTATATATCACCAGTTGCATCACTTGTTAAGGACAAAGTTGGAGAAACTAATGTTAGTCCTGTTACAGATTGTGTAGAAGTACCTGATGTAAGAGCTTTGGCTGAACTTGTTACAGCTGATAGCTTATAATCATGAGAAGTTGTGACAGCTGATGAGTTTATACCAACTTTTGCCTCAAGTGCTTCAATGGCATCATTTGCATTTGAATGTTGTTGGTCGTGGTCTAGGGCTAGAGTAGCATTTTCTAATAGGTCTGTGCCTATTGGATTTGGTAGAGAGTCTAATGATGTAGGGAAGGAGATTGACATAGTTTTTAATGTTTAATTTGATTTGTCCACTGAGTTGTTAATTTGCCAGAATAATTTACATTTGCTTGGTTATAGGTTTTAGCATTGGCATTATATGTTAAACCTATTTGTGATGCGTATTTTTGTATTGCTGTCCAGATAGTTGTCATATATTATGCTGGATTACGCATCCTACTTATAAATTTTGGCTTATAATCGCCACTTCTTTTATCATAAAAATCTGCTATCTTTCTTTCCATTTCAAGCATTTCTCTTTTAATCTGCTCTGTTTTCTCAAGTCCTTTTGCAAATGAATACTCATATTGAGCAACAAGAGAAAGATATTTATGGAATTGGGGTGCTATACCTGCTACTTTTATAGTATCTGTGTAAACAAAGTATGTAGCTTTACGCTTAAAATAAACTTTCATTCCTCCTGTGTAGTTATAGTTAGGTCTAGCGTCTAAAAGAATTGAGTTACCTATTACATCATATCTTCTTGGTTGTCCTGTATTAGATGATTGATTTTGTAGATATCCTGATATACCTTGGTCGTGAATATCGATATTATATACCTCATAAAAGTTACCAGTTGAGTCAGCAACCATTACTTTTAAGACCTCTAGAAATGAGGAATCAAACTCGTAGTCTTGTTGATTACTGACAAGGTCTGTAACAGCTATCGGAAGAGTTGTTGCGTTGGTGTCGTCAAATTGCCAACGATTATCAGCACGCAAAATAATAGCACTAGCTTTATCTAGTCCTAGGTTTACATTTCTTGTTACATCTTCTATTGGATATGATATAGAATTAGCATTTACTCCAAAGTAAACATCTTGTACGATACCTGTTTTTGTTGTTGTGTCTGAAAATACCATTATATATTCACGCCACAACTCGTTAATTTAAGTATAGTGGTTTTATTTTATATGTGCAACAGAGATGTTTGATTCCGCATTCCAGTTGTGGATGAAATGCAGAGGCGAACACCCCTATAGGGTATTCTTTTTCTTGAAACTAGTCTTAAACTCTTCCAAATGAGAGAATATTTCACCTTTAATTTTACCATCTTCAATTTTTACAGAACCAAAGTCTTCAAATTCGTTAGATAAATGAGGTTTAAGTAGTTCCCTAACTAGAGGAATAATTTTATCATTATGTTTTTGTGCTTTAATAGCATATTTATTTCTTTGCTCTTCAAGCTCTAACTTTTCTTTATTCAAGGCATCATATTCATCTTTTAGATGTGAAGGTACTTGTTCAGATAGTCTTTTTCGTATAGCTTGATTAACGGCATCCATTCTCTCCTTTAAAGCATTAAATTCCTCTGTAATTAATTTAGCGTCTGCATCAATATCACTAATATCAACTAACTTTTCTGCCTCTACAAGAGCTTTGTCAATATCTATTTGTTTTGCCTCTATCTCATCTAAACGTAGAGATATTTTTCTACCTTCTGTAATGTATTCACCTTTTTTTTCTAGTAACTTTAGTAACTTTTCGTCTTGTAACTCTATTTGTTTTGGGTACATATTATTTATTATATATTGTTTTGTAAGCATCTGCCCATCTGTGAGCATTTTTTTCTATTGAATAATTATCTTCCACGTATTTACGAGCTTTTTTACCTAATTCTCGTCTTAATTCTTTATTATTTATCAACTTTTCCATTTGTTCTATCCACTCTGGTGTTTCTCCAGCTAAAAGTAAATAATCTTTATCGTTAGGATTTTGCTGATAAGGACTATCTCCTGTTGGAAAGCTTTGACAGATGCTTGGTATTTCAAGCATTGAGTTTTCAAGAAACTTTAGGTTAGATTTACATCTATTAAAGTAATTATCTGCCCTAGGAATGATAACAAAATCTAGTTTCAACTTATTTAATACATCGTAGTATTCCTCTGCGGGGACAAAAGGTTGCCACTCTATATCAAATCCATCCCAGAAATTGTACTCATCTACATAAAGTTCTCTAGCTAGTTTATCATCTTGTGCTGGTGGTAGCGAGAATAATACAAATTTAACTCTTTTATCTCCTCTGTAATGTTCCAAAATAGGTTTTAAATTATCTATGTCTGATGTTATACCAACTGAACCTGTGATACCTATTCTAACTATGTCAGTTTCATTTCTTAGTGGTTCGTCAAAGTAGAATGGGTCAATACAGTTAGGCAGAACAATAACATTAGGATTTATCTTGCGGTACTCAGTTGCAAGAAACTCTGTTGAGCAAGTTACAAGGTCTGCAAGAGCGATAAACTCGTCAGTATGCTCATTTAGCTTTTTCAGCCCTTTTTTCATTCTCTCCTCATCAATGAACTCGTTAAACTTAAAACCTCCCGTGTCTTTTAAGGTATCATCGTTATCGAAGACAATTTTTTTACCATTCTTTTTTAGAAGTTTAGCTAACTCAAGCTTGCCTTCTCTTTGCGGTCTATGAAAAACAACTATTTCAGAAGCTTTAGCCGCTTTAGCTTTATTTTCTGGAGTCATTCTATATGCCAAGAATGTTGTCCTATCTCCATCGTAACCTAACGCCTGCAAAGGAAATAAACACCTTACGTTATAACAGCCATCTAGTGATGCTCCAACAAAAAATACTTTCATATTATTGTTCTAGTAGCTCTAATTCAGCTTTCATTTGAGCTATTTTTAATTTCTTTAATTCTTCTAATTTGGCGAGATTTTTCTTCGCTTCATCTATTTGTTCCTGTATTGATAAAGAATTTGATACAGGGGATTTTGTGGCTTCTGGTGATGCTTCTGGGACTGGTTGTGCAGCTATTACAGGCGGCACATACTCTGGCATTACTGGTTCAATAATTTGTTTGGTTCGCTTGTCGATAATATTACCTTGTGGGTCAATTCTATCTGATTGTTTTTTTATGTTTGGTGAAATTACTACGTTTCCCATATGAATTGTTTTCTAATTTACGGCCTCATATCTCTCAATTAGAAATGAGTACGAAGCCGTAAACAATTATTTATTAATTGGTCGCTTATGCGGCAGTCAATATCGCCACGCCGGCATTGTCGCGGTTCTCTACTACTCCGTATAGCAAGTCAGCTGTTGTTACAGTTGAAAGGTAGTCAGGGATGTAGTTAGATTGAACACGAACACCATATTTTCCTGTCATAGATGAACCCATTGAGCCACCACTTCCTAATGGAGATGTAGCAAAATGTAGAGCGTCTCTATGAGCTAGAGCATTATAGCGTCCTGTTGTACCTGAAACATATTGAATATTGTTAGATACATATACAGGAATACCATATAGTGTAGCACGAGGAGTCTTAGCTGTTGGGTCGTTTACTGGTGAGTTTATTGCAAGTGAGAACTTGTCAATATTCTGAATTTGTTTCCAGAAAACTGCTGGAGATACGAAGAATGCAACATCTGATGTTGTATCTATACCTACAGCCTCAAGAGCTGAGATAGCCGCACGAATATCAGAGTCAGCTAGATTAGCTGTTGATGTTCCTACTACTGTTGAGAATCCACTGAATAGAGTAGCAAGTGCAACTTCTAGCTTCTTAGCCATAGTGTAACCTGCATTCATAGCGTATTTCTCTTGTAGGTAGTATGAGTGTTTAACTTGAGCAGCCTCGCGGTCCTCAATAGCAAACGATACCTCGTACCACTGGTCTACAGTAAGAGTAACTTTAGTCTCTGTTGCGTTGTTCAAAGTAACAGCCGTAGCTACAGTTTTACTGTTAGCTGACATCTCTGTTAGATTTGGTGTGTAAAGAGCTGAACCGCCATCTGCGAGTTCGTCTGAACGATTAGTAAAGAAACTTGCAATCATCAATTTTAGATGAAAGAAGTCATTTATGCGGTCCCCCCACTTTAAGGGTATAAGAGCCGCAAGGGTTGTTGATGTTTCGGTACCTGTTGGATAAGCCATATTTTAATTTTTAATTTATTCTTTCCAGAGAGCCATGTGTTCTTCACGAGTTAGTCCAGGTTTGAAAGTCTCTTTAGTCTCTTTAAAAGCCGAACCCTTTGATGTGCCAAGTTTAGCTTGTTCTGCACGTTTATCTTTCTGTACCTTATCAAAATAAGTTAAGAATAGTGGGTCTTTTTCTGCTTCTAGTAAAGATATTTCTTTACCTTTAGCAATACTTTTAAGTTGATTTAGAGACTCCTCGTCTATTCCTTTAGCAATGAGTATACCTTCCTCTCTAGTTAGATATTGATTTGTTAAGGGTTGCTTTGTCTCTTGTGGTGTTGCGACTTGTTTAGCTTTACGCTTTGCAATAGCTTGCCATTTAAGAGCTTCTGCTTTCCAGTCTACTTCGTTAGAAGACTCTGGTGTAGTTTCAACTTCCTCTTCGGTTGTCTCTTCTACAGTTGTGTCGATTTGATTTGCATCCAGTTCTACCTCTGGAGTGTATTCATCGTTTTGCATAGTGATGTTCTAGTGTATTTGTTAGTCCATTTGTTCGGTTGGATATCCGCTTTTATGTAAAGCACTTTTTGGTCGGAAGTGTAACCGAAAGATTACTCAGAAGGATTTAGATGTGCTATTTTCTTTTGGTCTTTAAACAGATTATCTACCTCATTCATAGCAACTTTTATTATTTCACTAGCCTCTGCAAAACCAGATACATCCTCTTTTTTTAGAGCTTTTGTTATAAGTTTTCTTTCAAGAGTAGTTTGTAGGAAGTTTTTTAATTCCTCTAGTGTTGCTTTGTCTTGCGATAAAAGTATAAGTTTTTCCATATTATTGTTGTGCTGTAGGTAATACTGACGCTGTTTGATTTTCTAATGCTGATGATTTCTGTGGTGCTTTGATATTAGACTGACTGACTTGTGGCTGTTCTGGTGGTACAGGAATAAAGTTAATACCAGATAGTTCAATTTGCTCATTTAACAATCCCATAAAGTTAGGGTCTTGTAATAAAGCTGGGTTAGAAATCTTTGACATTATATTATCTATGGTTTGTAGAGTTGCTTGTTTGTTTCTACTTTCTCCTGTTATATCTATAGTTACATCATCCTCATAATCTTTGAAATAATCTTTTGGTATATCTATATAACGTCTTTTACCATCTTGTCCTATGAATTGAGAGAAAGCATCTATAGCTTTGTCATATTCTTCTGATGTAACAATTTTACCAGAAAGTATTGACTCTTTTACTCTATTATTAGTTTCATAGTTAGAGAAAGCTGTATCTATAATCTTCAACTCATCTGGAGAAAACTCTGATGATAGGATATGCTCTTTATTTATTTTCTTTATAAGATAAGGTACTACCCAGTCAGTTAGAACCTCTACCCAAAATATACCAGCCTCCTCACGTCTATAATCAAAGAATGATGATGCTTGTGCAGATTGTATAGCCACACTTCCTAATGGTGTATTGCTCGGTAGAGTTTCACCTGTAACAGCCTCAAAAGTATTAGTAGCACGCTCATACTGGGTATTCCATCTCTCTACAGTGTTTTGGAATTGAGGTAATGATGATGGTGCAAGATTAAGAAGTGAGGCATCTGCTCCGTCTTCCATCTCCAATACTTGTCCTGTCTCCATATCTGTCAGAATATTGTTACCTAATTGTTTAGAATTAGTTTTAACAAATACTTTACCAGCTAAGTCCATCACATTCTTTTCAGCTATAACAGCATCATTTGTCCACATTTGTGCTTCAAATCCATCCTCTACTATACCAATACCGAGTCCACGACCAGATACACTGTCCCAAGCTAAATATCTATAAGGATTTTCATCTTCTTTATCACTCCATAGTAATACTTGTTTACTTGTGTCGCTTCCAGCAACTATAAATATCATACGCTCATAAACATTTGGGTCTGCATCTTCTTGAGATATCTCAGGATTATATGTCTGAGGAAACTCTCCATGCACTTCATATATAGGTATTCTCTTTTCTGTAGCCTCATCCTTATTACCTTTCATTCCACGAGACTTAGTAGCCAACTTCATAGCTTCTGGTACGTTACTCCACACATCCATTTTCTTTGATAATTCACTTGGTGACATGTAATGCACCTCTATAATCACACCATTCTCTATATCTGTTTGGTCTGTAATAACATTTTTCCACTCTACAAGCTCAATTTCTAGTTCATCATCTTCTGTGCACTTTTTGACTAATACACCCCCATACTTTGAACGAGTTTTACCCCAATCATTTAGTAACTTTGAAAAGTCAGCTTCTTTAAACCAGTTTTTAAGCTCGTGATTAAGTAACATTGAGCGAACTCTATCATTCTTATTATCTGATGTGATACGAACATCTTTGACATCTAAGTCAGTAGCTCTTGTTGCTACATTAACTCTAAATTTTGATATGTTATAAAAAGGTTTGATTCTACCTAACTCATCATTCTTGCCATTTATGTATGCAGAGTTCCAGTAATATTCTATCTTTTTTAAAACTTGATATTGATTATAGAAAAGTCCGTCAACTATCTGTACAGACTTGTCGGCGTAAGATGAAACTATCTCGTTTATTTCTTTAAAAATTAATTTTTCCATTTATTGCTGGCTGTTCCACAACACACAGCAATCTTATATTCAAAGTATAGGTGGTTATATAATACTATGCAACTATTCAACCTGATTTACTCCCATTTTTCTTCTATTAGCAAATCCTTGAGCTTTTATCTCTATTCGTCTTTGCTCGTCTGGCTTTTTAAATTCAAAAAACATTCTCATCATTAACATATCTGAAACATCTGGGCTTCTTCCTATGATAGACTTCATATCATCTTTTGAGATGATAGATAGTTTCCCGTCTGTTTCTATATTTTTTTGTCTAATTACAGAACAGTCTTCCCTCAAAGCTTCCCTTATAGATTCATCTTTAATGGCTATCTTGTGGTTATTTATATATTCTGCAAGTGTGAAATAGCATTGATTGCGTAGGTTTTGATAGTTAGCTGGCACAAACTTCATTTGTCTTGTATCCCATATAGGAAATGGTACAGAATTACCCATAAAACCCTTACAGCCTCTTAGAAGGTCAACAACTCCACCACCTATTCCGTCTTCGTCTACAATTATTTGTGAGAAAGGAACACGATAATCCCCAGCAATTCTTTTTATTTCATCTGCTGTCTGGTCAATTGCGTATTTCTCTAGTGTCCAAACCTTTTCAAGCTGTAAACCATTCCATACTCCTATACGAGTTGTATCCTTACCAAAACGTGCAACGTCTACTGATATATATTTAGTTTGTGTGTCTACTGTGTTTGTCCACATATCCTCGAAAGCATCGTTGTTTATAAGTATTGTGGGGTCATCATCATATTCAAAATTACCAAATAACAGACGCTCTTTTGTTACCTTATCTGAGTTTTTAAGTTGTTCTATATAAGCAGGAGATGTGTATGGATTGTCTTCTGGTAATGCTTGTAGAAACTTGCGATATTCTGGTAAGGTTTTATCTTTCCATGGTCTGTAATACCTAGAATAGACATGACCTTTATCTGGGTTAAAGGTTTCTAATAGTTTAGGTTTCTGACTCCCACGTCTACCTATACGAGTCTTTAATATCTCTATAGCTTGATAAGGTATTTCATTGCTCTCATCTACGAACGCTCCTGTAATCTCAAGTCCTCCAAGTCTTGTAAATAATGGGTCTGATGGTTTATATCCTAAATCTAATAAGAATATCTGTGAACCGTTTCCAAAGGTAATGACATTGTTTTGTTGATTATATGTGTAAGCTTTTTCAGTAACACCAAACTCTTTAAAAACCTTAAATAAGGTTATAAGAGTTGTTCTCTTTAAGTTAGTTAATTCCTTTCGTCCTATTAACCAACCACTATCTGGATTAGCTAAACACATGCAAGTTACCCATACACATCCTAAGTAAGATTTACCTCCTGATGCTGCTCCTCCATATCCTATTTCAGTAGTTACCTCATCATTGAGATATTCCCATGCTGTATATTGCTTTACTGAGGGTTTAAACAGAATCTCCATTTGGTTTTACAATGTTAATTACAGTTGCTATCTTTTCTCCACCACTAGTTAAGTCAGTTTTATCTGTTGCTTTAAATCCTCCTCTATCTAAAATATCTTTACTAGCATTCAGTCTAACAGCTTCATTTTCTGCTCCTATTGACAATGCTAATACTGTAGAGAAAGCTGTCTCTGACGCATCTTGTATCATTGCTTGTATTTTAGGTTTTCTTAAGTTTTCCCAACCTATAACACCTGCTACATTTCTATTAGCTACATCATAGTTTCTTGCTGCTGCCTCTGTAGCATTACCTGTATCAATAAAGTCATTTACAAAACCTTTTTCTTTTGGTGATAAATCTTCCATTTATTTATGTTTAAAATATTCTACCTGTCTTAATCTCTTAACTGCTGCTTTTTTAGTTAAAGTCTTTTTAGACAGCGGTTTTCCTTTTTTACTGACCACCTCGTATCCTTGTGATGTTTTCTTTATCATATTATTTCTTTATACCATAAAAGTATGTATCGTGCGATATTCTGTTCTCTTCAAAGTAGTAGTCTTTAAACATGTCTTTAGTTAGAACCTCTTGTATGTCGCTTGGTTCGAGATTCTTATAGTAGTTATCTGATGTTCCCCACTGGTCTCCTGTTCTGACTGTGCCGTGCTCCGGTCTGTCCTTACCAGCACAAGAAAATATTATTAGTCCATTAGGTTTACACAAGTTATACATATTTAATAGACTTTCCTTCCAAAACTCATCGTGCTCCAACATTTCACCAGACACCACAGTATCAAATGTATCTTCTGATTTAAATTCATGAGCTTTTGAAACTACATCCACATTCCTTCCCTTAACTATATCAACTCCAATGTAGTTACTATCTGTAAATAAGTATTTTAATGAACCGTTTACATCTAAACTACCAAAATCAACAACTTTTACATTTTGAAAGTACTCTGGATAGAAAGTTTTTATTTTTATAAAAAAGTTTTGTTGTTCCTGATGTGCCATATTGTTATATTTATTATACCACGTGCTATACTTTTAGTAAATGAAACATAGGAGAATTCGTTTAATGTTTGAACAAATTAATTACCTACCAACTAAGGGTCTAAAACCT